GAAGTTCCGGACGGGGAACCGGACATCGCGCCATCTATCGCAGCTTTCCTACGCGGGGAATAGTGGGGGAACTATGGGGCCGATGCAAAGGCTGCGTGCTGCGTGGAAGGCCCTGCGTACAACTCAGGACTATGCCGCCTCAACGATCCGGCCCTATGAGGCGACGATCGCAGACCGCAGCTACGAACGGTCCTTCGATGAGTTCGCCCACAAGTACAGCAAGTACGTCAAGGTCTGCGTAGCCCTTCGCTCGCAGTCCCTCGCCGGTCTGAAGTGGGGCGTTGCTCGCCGGGTCCGTGGTACACAGGCCAGCAAGGTCTGGGCAACTAAGCGGATCGGCGCGGCCAGCCTGAAGCGGCTCCGCAAAGACTCGGGCCAACTCGCCGCGAAGCGGTTTGAGCTTGGCGATGAGTACGAGTCGATTGTCGATCCCAACCACCCATGCGTTTCCCTGTTTGATCAGGTCAACGGCCAGATGAATGGCTTCGACCTGTTCGAACAGACGGAGATGATGCTGTGCCTGACCGGTAACTTCTATTGGATGATCGTCACCGGCGCGAACAAGTGGCCTATTGAGATATGGCCCATGTTCCCGCAGTTCGTCACGGTCAAGCCCAGCCGCATGGACATGGTTGGTTCGTACCTGTACGGCACCGGCACTGAGAACGAGATTGAGATCATGCCGGAGCAGGTGGTCCACTTCAAGCGGCCCAACCCGCTCGGCGACCCCATCTACGGCATGGGCGATCTTGCCACGATCATCACCGAGGCGGAACTGTCGTCAGCGTTCAGCGAGTTCGCGCTGAAGTTCATCGACAACGGGGCACAGCCCGGCGTGATCATCAACGTGCCCGGCGCGAACCCGAAGCAGCGGCAGGAGATCGTTACGGAGTTCCGCAGGCAGGCCGAGGGCGTGCGGAACGCGGCCCGTTCGGTTGTGCTGTCGATGCCCAAAGAGGCGGTGATCACCACGCTAGCGCAGGGATCGAAGGAGGCCGGGTTCCTTGGCGGTCAGTCCGAAGAGGTCTGCAAGAAAGCGATCTGTGCGGCCTTTGGCGTGCCGGTCGGGCTGGTTGATATGGAGGACTTCAGCCTCGCATCCGGCGAGGTTGCGGCCCCGCACTTCCAGCAGTTGACGGTTATGCCAGCGGCCCGGCGCGTTGCCGACAAGATCAACGAACGGGTTATGCCCATGTTCCGTGAGGCGATGGGCGACGAAACCCTTGTGTTCTACTTCGAGAACCCGGTCAAGGGCGATCTTGAGAAGGAACGGAACGCGGCGGTAAGCCTGTACGGTTCGCAGGTGGTGACGAAGAACGAGGCCCGCCGTATGGCTGGCTTCGAGCCGGTCGAGGACGGGGACGACTTCAAGGCCGACCCGGCCCCTATGGGTGGCGGGTTCGGCACCGACCCGGAAGCGGAAGAGCCGGTCGATGAGCCAAGCGACGACGCCGAGCCGGAACAGGATGGGGACGGCGGGGACGTGGCGGCCAAGGCTGCCGCCCTCCCCGCTTACCACAAGTCGCTCCGCAAGCTGTGGGCGTCCGGTGATGGCTGTGGCTGCAAGTCCTGTGTACGCACCAAGGCCGCTACGGACCTGCCCACCAAGGGCGACGTCACCACGCTAGACGCGGCAGTAGGTTTGTGGCTGGACGCCCTGACGCTGGACGTGCTGAAGCGGCTCCCAAAGACCGCCGCAGAGCTACAGACCTTCGACCTGTTCGGCGGGTCGGTATCGGCTGCGGACCTGATCACATCGACCCGGCTTCCGCTGGAAGGCGTGGCCCGTGCCGGCGTGGAGATTGGGTTCCGCGACGTTGGCGTAGCAAGCCCGACCCTTGAGGTAGCATCGGAGCGGGTCCGCGAGTACATCGCGCAGGCACAGAAGCCGTTTGTCCAGTCCGTGACGGCTTCGGTCGATGCCCAGATCCGGTCCGTGCTGGAGCGGGCCATCAACGAAGGGGTGTCCACCCCGGAGATGGTCCAGCAGGTGGCGCAGGTCATGGGTAACAACGCCACGACCAAAGCCAGCCTAATTGCCAACACCGAGGCCGCGAATATCTACAACGGGGCCAAGGAACTGGCATGGGAAGCGGCTGGCAACGTAGCCCAGAAGGAATGGCTCCTGTCTGGCAATCCCTGCCCGATCTGCGTGGCCGTGTGGGAAACGAACCGGATCGTGCCGCTCGGTGAGGCGTTCGTACCGCTAGGCGGAACGCTGAAGACCAGCGAGGGGGTATGGATCAACGACTACAAGCCGATCATGGGGCCGACCGCGCATCCGCGATGCCGATGCGGTATGGCCCCGGTGATCAGGGGGTGATACATGATCTGCTTTGCTGAACAAATCAAGCAGCACCACGCAAGCACGGCCGCGATCGGCGACGGTGACGAGGTGCTGTCCGTCAAGAGCATCCTTACCGATGTCAGCATCGACCGCGCCCAACGGATCGTCAAGGGCATTGTGACTACCGACAGTCCGGACCTTGATGATGAGGTAGTTCTGCCCGATGGGCTGGACACGTCCTACTTCCCCGGTCAGGTCAAGGCGGTGTACCTGAACCACAACTACAACGACCTGCCCGTAGGGACGTGCCGCAGAATGTTCAGGAGCGGCAACGGGTATATCTGCCAGACGTTCATAACCCGGCGCGGCATCGGTGACGACCTGATCACGGCCATCGAGGACGAATCTATCCGGGGCTTCTCGATTGGCTTCAAGGTTCTGGAAGCAACGGCACCAACCCCTGAAGAGCAGCGTCGGTACGGCGCGGCCGTAGACACCGTGATCCGCAAGGCCAAGCTGCTGGAGTACAGCATCGTGTCCATGCCAGCCAACCCGGACGCGATCATGCAACTGGCCTTCAAGGGCAAGATTCGCCGGTCATCGGCTATCGCGTTTGGCGTGCCCGATTCGCCTGAGCGGAAGTTTTTCCGGGTCAGCCCGATCCGCACCGTCATGATCATGGAAGACTCGCTATAGTTTGTCATTCTCATGCTCCCCGGTCGCACGCGGCAACGCGGGCACCGGGTTTGAAAACCCGATTTGTTTTCGGCTCCGCCGATTCGATGCACCGAGCGTCGAGGTCCGCCGCACGCTAGCCGTGCCCAAAGACCGCCCGCCGTTGGTCCTGTTCGAGCGAGTCGTATTCGTGCCCTCTATGGGCGTGTCTACGCACTTCACAACAGGACCAACACAATGGCAAAGTACAAGCTTGAGACTCTGGCGAACGTCGCCAAGGCTCACGGCTACACCGGTGCTGTTGAGGGTGAAGCGGTCAAGTCTTGGCTTCTGGCCCAGACCGATCTGCAAATCCTCGGCAACGACGGCCAGCCCATCGACATCAAATCAGTTGAGATCGTGACGGCCAAGCCGTCTAAGAAGTCCGTCAGCGTCATCGAGGACGACGGCGAGACGGAAACCAAGTCGGTCCACGCTGACGAAACATCCGACCTTGACGTCAAGATCAAGGCCGCGAGTGAGGCAGCGGTCAAGGCCGCAGGCTTCGACACGGCCAAGGACCGGCCCTCTATCGGCGTCCGCGACGGCGCGGATGTGCGGTACGAGGCATGGGCCAAGTCGAATGGGCGCGACCCCTTCAACGGGGACATGAAGCGCGCCCGCATGTACCACGATCTGCTCCGCCTCAAGGTGTGCAACAGCATCACTGAGTTCCGGAATAGCCCCGTGGTCAAGTCGATCAAGAACCGGCTCCAGTCCGGTATCTACGGCAAGGCCTACGCGACCACGCCCGATGCGGCTGGTGGCGCGGCCGTGTTCGATCAGTTCCTGCCCGAGTTCATCAACAACGTCAACCAGTTCGGTGCCAGCCGTGGCCCGTTCGGTGCCCGCGTTGTGGCGATGAGTTCCGACAGCATGGACATCCCGGTCAAGTCCGGCATCCATACCGTCAGCTACCCCGGCGAGGGCAACGCCGCGACGGCATCGACCGGCGTGTCCTACTCCCGCGTCAACCTCCGCCCGTCGACCGGCCTTGTGCTGGTGCGTGCGACGCGCGAGGTGCTGGACGATGCGGCGATCGACCTCGCGGGCGACCACTTTCAGGAAATCGCCCGGTCCTTTGCGTACTACGAGGACTACCGCGTCTACATGGCGAACGGTGAATCGACCTATGCGGGCGATACCGGCCTTGCTGGTGCGTTCGCAACACTCACGGTTGGTTCGGCCGCTGGCGCAACGGCTGGCGGAGCCAACTGGGGCGCACACACCGACACCCACCTCACGACCTGCATGGGCCTGCTCCCTCAGTATGCCCGTCAGCGTGCGGCGTGGTACTGCACGCCGGAGTTCTGTGACAATGTGTTCACCCGTCTCTCTCGCGCCGCTGGCGGCGTGACCTTTGCCGAGATGGAAGGTCGCGGCTACCTCCAGACCTACGCGGGCCGACCCATCATCCTCAACAACGTGATGAACTCGACCAGTGCGGCATCGGCCAACACGATCGACTGCTACTACGGCGATCTGTCCCGTGCTGTGATCATCGGCGACCGCATGTCGCTGGAACTGACCACCAACGACTCGCTCTACTACGACTCCTACGAAATCGCGATCCGTGGCGTTGTGCGCACGGACGTCATCGTCAACGACATCGGCTCCACGTCGGTCAAGGGACCGATCGTCTGCCTGTACCAGAGCTAATCTGGGGGAGGGTTCTACTCATGGCAGTTCATAGCAACGGCCTCAAGGCCAAGCAGGTCGTCAAGTTCGTCAAGGACACGAACGGCGGTAACGTCGGCTCGGGCTTTGTCGATATGGCGAACCATCGTCGGCTGCTCCTCGTCGGAGTGGCCGGTGACCGCGCAACCGCTGGCCGTGTGTACATCAAGGTTGGGCACGCTTCGGCGTCTACGACCCTGTACGCATCGGCAACGGCAATCACAACCCTTTCCGGTACGTCGCTCTCAACGGCGCACCAGAACCTGATCAACGTGGATTGGTCCGGCTACAAGCGTTACGCGGTGGTGCTTGCATCCACCACGGCAACGTCCGCGACCAACGGCGTTCTCGCTCTCTCCACCGAGGGCGAGGCGGTGCCTCCGGCCTCTACCGGCTTCACCGTTGTCAAGCAGATTCCGAACAATCCGTAATGCTGGAAGTGCTTGACGATCTTCAAGACCTACTCACTCGGGTGGACCTAACCGTCCACCACGAGTCTTTGCTGGGTGTCACGGTGATCCACAACGATTGGGCGAGGCAGGCTTTCTCGTTGATGATCGACCCGTACACGTTTGAGCTTCGGATACCGCCGGAGTGCGAATGCCTGATCCAAACAATGCCAAGCTCCGAGACTACGGCGACGGAATGCGGGACGACGTGCTTGGCGCAACCCTTTTCCGATATGAAAAGGTCTTGAGCAAGCAGATAGAAGAACGGAAGGTGATTCCGGTAGTGATGAACATTGCGATATGGGATGGGATCGTTCCGGGTGACATCTACTACACGCAGCCCATACAGGCCCTTGTGTTCTGCCGGATCGGATGGGCACGGTGGATCAAGTCACAGGAAGAGCTAGACCGGCTGATCAAGGAAGACGGCGAGAAGGAAGAGGCGAGAACGCGGGTCTATCCGAGGAGCGGCGTTTGTGAGAAGTTGAGGAGGGCGGTCCTGTGCAAGTAGTGCTGCTGGCTGATTGCGGGTACGGGCGGGCCGGTGACGTGGTGAAGATCGCCGACCAGTCCCGCGCCAAGTGGGCCGTGTCGGCTGGCCTTGCACGCTTCGCAACGCTGAAGGATTTGATCGTGAAGACCACGCCAGCAGCGGCGGAGCGCAAGGGCCGGATCAAAGCGAAGGGGTAGGCGATGGCGGTACTGTGCAGCCTAACCAATGTTCAGGCCCAACTCGGCATCAGCACCGATAGCTCGTTGCTGTCGGCCTATGCCCTGCGCGTAGACATCATCGTCGCCAATATGTGCAACCGCAAGGATGGCTTCCTTTCGTCCAGCCACACCGAGACGTTTGACGGCATGAACTCGGACCGGTTCGTCCTGACCTATACCCCGGTCGTTGCATCGTCGGCCGTCATCACCATTACCGGCTTCGGCAGCGACACCGAGACGGTTGACGACGATCTGTACACGGTCGAGAGCGCGACGGGCATCGTCGGCTTCCGCGATTCGTTCGTGGGCCGGTACAACTGGGGCTATGACTTTCCGCCCAGTACCACGCTGAGCCGCAAGCCCGACCTGAACTTCGGGCGCGGGTTCCGGAACGTCTCCGTGGTCTATACGGGCGGGTATGCAACGGCGTCGGTGCCGCTCGACCTTCAACAGATCGCCATAGACATGACCTGCTTCCTGTACCGGGAACGGAACCGGGACCGGGGCATCCAGTCCGAGTCGCTAGGGAACTACAGCTACACGCTGGGCAACGTCTACGGCGATGGCGGGTTTATGGAGCAGATCAAGCAGCGTCTACGCGACGGCGGCTACATCGCAAAGGAGTTCATCTCTTGAGCGTGTCCAGCCTGCTCAATAAGACCTGCAAGGTGGTTCGCTCTACCGCGTCGATCGACTCGGCGACGGGCGAGAACCTGTATACGTGGGCGAACGTGGCCAGCGGCGTGGCGTGTGCGATTCAGATCAGCAACAGCTATCAGGCACAGCAGCAGATGGCCCAGACGGGCGTGCAAGAACTGCAAGCCTACTTCAACACCGGTCAGGACGTGCGGGTCGGTGACATCCTCTCGGCCATGACCGGCTACAGCGTAGGGGCAGAGGTTACGAGCAAGTCAACAGACGATGCGGGCCGTACCGCCTATGTGCGGGTGACGGCGGTTCTCAAGGATGGGCTGAAGTACCAATGAGTCGGCTCACGTGGAATCCCGAGGCGGTCAAGTCGGCCATAGTTGCATCGTGCAACGACGGGCTCAAGGCTGTCGGCGCGGTGGTTCAAGGCGAAATGAGCCGCATCCTTGGCGTTCGGCACGGCGGCATCCCGAGCAAGCCGGGCCAGCCCCCCAACTCGCAGAGCGGACGGCTGCGCAATAGTGTGCTAGTCGATCAGGCCCGCCCGCTTGAGGTCCGCATCGGTACGAACCTGTTCTATGGGGCACAGCTTGAAGGGCCGGGAGATACGCGGATCACTTCGCGCGGCAAGGCCATGACCATCCCGCTCTCGCCCGAGGTCAAGCGGATGCTTGCCAACGGCGTGCGGCCACGGTCGATCATCAACGCTTACAGCTTCGACAAGTCCCGCCCGCTCCGATGGATTCCGACCCGTAAGGGAACGCTTGTGGTCCGCGACTATCGCGGGCGCGGGAAGGGCCAGAAGGGGGCGAGGACGGAAGCCCTGTTCCTGCTGGTCAAGTCCGTGACGATCAAGGCCCGGCCTTGGATGCGGCCCGCGTTTCAGCGGTCCAAGCCCATGCTGCTCGGTGAGTTCGTCAAGAGAGCCAATCAGTCATTCCGCCAGCGTGCGAAGGGGGCCGCTTCTTGAGCTACTACCTGCCCGAACTCTTCAACGCGATCAGCGACCGGCTGCGGGGCGACAGCGGCGCGGGCGGGCTTACCACGCTCGCTACGGGCGGGGTGTATCTGTTCGAGGCACCATCGGCACAGACAGCGGCCTACGTGGTCATCCGGCTTGTGACGGCCCCGCCTGCGGGTAGCGAAGGGTTCCGGCTCCGGTCCCGGCAGGTGGTGATTGATGTTGACGTCTACGTCCCGTCGCACGCGACCGGGGTAGCCAATCTCACCAAGCTCGCCAACATCCTTGACCGCATCGAAGGCAACTGGGACGAGGTGGTAACGCAAGCCTCGCCCGCGTACGGGCTGGACCGGTGGAAGCCGACACTTGCGGCGACGGGCTGGGACTGCACGCATATGGAATATATCGACGCATCGGTCAACAACGAGCCGGGCGTGTACCACACAACTCTCACGTTTCAGGTCTATGCCCAGAAGGCTGGGGCGACTAGCTAAGGGGGCCACTCATGGCAGCTTCAATCGGCGTACAGGGTCAGGTTGTATCGTGGGCCGGTACGTTTAACTCGGCGATGCTCCAGCTTTTCAAGCCCGCCGCGTTCACGATCACACAGCAGGCGCAGGAGTTCGATACCACGGGGTACAACTCCACAAATGACATCGTTGCATCGTCCTACCTGCGCGGGCTGCGTCAGTGGTCCGGCACCATCGAGGGCTTCAACGCCACGCCGATCAGCGGTGTCGCCGCTTCGATCAGTGGCACGGCGTACAGCACGAACGCCCGCGCGTGGGGCATCGACATCGAGTGCGATGCGAAGGACACAACGGCTTGGACCGTGACCGACTCATGGCGCACGTTCAAGCCCGGCCTCCAGCGGTGGAGCGGGTTCTATGAATGCCTTGTGGATGACACCACGGTCACGGAGCCGGTGCTTGGCAACTCTGGTGGCGCACCGGAGGAGCCGCTGTCGGCGACGTTCACACTGGTCAGCGGCAATACGTGGGCCGGGTCGATCTTTACCACGGGCGTGCAGATCACATCTCGCGTCGGCGATATGAACGTGATCCGGCACACCTTCCGAGGCTCCAGCAATCTGACCGTCGCGGGGTCGGCGGCGTTCCTGCCAGCCAACTCCGGAACGATGGTGGCGATGGTGGCCGGATCGCTGATCTTGGAGGCAGATAGCGGCGTGACGTATACCGGGAATGCGTTCCCGACCCGGCTTTCCGTGGCTGTGGGCGTGGGCGACGTGACGCGGTGCAGCGTGAGCCTGCAAGGAACGGCTGCCCTTGCTCATGTGGTCAGCTAACTCGATGCGATGCGGATGCACACAAGGACGAAGGCGGCAGCGACGATGACTGTAAGACCGATCAACGCTCCCTTTGTTTGCGATGCCTTCTGTTCCTTGGCGTGTTCTGCGAGTGCTCGTTTCAAGTCTTCTGTGCTCATGGAACAAGCGTACACCGTAACCGACACTGTGCAAGACTAACGAGGGGCGAACGTGGCGGGCGAACAAGGCGGCGAACTCGGACGGGCATACATCCGCGTCGATGCGGACCTGTCGCCGCTTGACGCGAAGCTGGTGGAGGCCAAGCAGAAGATTGATCAGGCTGCCGCAGGCCGTGGGGCTGGCGGTACGGGTCTTCCGGGTGGAACGCCCGGCACCCCCGGCGGAGGCGGAGCCTCCCCGGAGCCGATCAAGCCGCCCGACCCGAAGCCGTTCGAGGACGCGAACGAGCGGATCGGGAACTCGTTCCGCAAGTCCGTGGCACAGGTTACGGGCTTTATCTCTGCGATTGGCGCGATCGCGGGCATCGCTGTCCTGTTCTATAAACTCGGCGAATCCATCCGCGACGGCTTTACCAGCCCAATGGACCGGGCCATCGAGAAGGCGGAGCGATTCACGGACTCGCTGAACTTTGCCGACCCGATCGCATCGGTAACGAAGCTAGACGAGAAGATCGCGGAACTGTCCAAGGAACTCGGCGGGCTTCAGGAAGCCGACTTCATTACCCAGTCCATTCAGGGGTACAAGGGCCGGACCGAGAGCGCAATCAATGAGGAGCTCGGAAAGCTCCAGCAGCAGCGGGAGTTTTTGAGTGCCGCAGCAGACCGCAAGCGTGCCGAGGCGGAGGAGGTTGAGAGCCAGCGACGGGTAGACCGCGAGCGGAAACTCCAGCAGCAGATCGCAGAGATTCGCGGGCAGGTCAAGTCCGAGGACGTGCAGAAAGATGACGCCATTGCACGCCAGCAGGTCGAGGCACTTGTAGCCCGCCAGCGTGCCGGAACAGAGACAGAAAAGAAGTTGTACACGGACTTGTACAACGCATTGCAGGGCGAGCGGGAACGGATAGAGCGTGAGTCGCGGCAGAAGATGATCGACGAGGGCGAGGCCGCACTCTACGACAGCATCGCACGCGAAGCGGCCGCGCGGGAAGCAATGGCCTCGCAGGTCGCACAGAAAACGGCCGCACTGTTTCAGCAAGCCTTCACCGTCACCGATTCATCGCTGGAACGCATCGAGGTCGGCATCAACCGGCTCATCGAGGTCATTCAGCTACGCGAAGGGCAGGGCCTGTAATGCCGTGGAGCGAAACAGAAAAGCCCGCAGTCTCGGCCGACTCAAACTTCACGCAGCGGACGTCCCGCCGCTTCCGTGTGTGGGACGCCTCGCCGGAGCAGGTTCTGTCGGACCCTACCGAGATCATCCAGAGCGACGATAACCCGATCGGCCTGCCGGGGTACAACGAGGCATTCCCCGGCTTCCCCTCGCTGAAGCTGGACCGGTACGAGGTCAGCAACGACAAGCCGATCTTCGACGCGACGGCATACTACAGCAACGACCGCCGCTTCACGTTCCCGCGCACGCAGAACCAAGAGCCGGACATATCGCTCTGGTCCGGGTCGTTTGAAACCGTGTCGTTTCAGCTTCCCTTTGCCCGGCTGATCACGCAAAGCATCGGCAACCCGGACGAGGCACCGGTCGAGGTCTATGGGTGGGAGTTTGACAAGCAGCCCGTGTCTGAGACTCGCATGAAGTTTGGCCGGTCCGTGCTGAACGAAACCAACCTGTCGGTCGGGCTTCAGGCGATCCGCGAGAACAACAACAAGCTGCAACTGATCGGCGGAACGTGGTACCTGTTCAAGGCTGGCAACTTCCGCCAGCCCACCCCGACGACGTGGGAAGTGACCTACTCGTTCATCCTTGACGAGGGCACAAAGTCCTACCGCATCGCTGACCCGGACCTGTCGGCACAGGGCATCTTCCTTCCGCCCGACAATACCAAGTTCCCCGAACTGTTCGGACCGGACGCGGTTTGGGTCCGCCCGCCCTACTGCGACATCATCATCAAGCAGCGTGCGACCGACCCCGTACCTGCCGGGGAAATCTCCATACTCGACTTCATTCCCGTCTGTGCCTTTGACGTCAGCGACAACAACGGCACGGGCTGGCAAAGCCTGCCGGGGCTGAACCTATGAGCATGCTCCCCGAAGTCATCGCGGGCGTGATCGTGAGCGGGCCTACCGATGTGGCCACTCCGGCGTCGATCAACTACGTTGCGGACGTGAACATTGACGGCACGCTCCATAGCGGCGTACCGATCCGGCGTCCGGTGATTCAGCAATGGGCCACGCTGGTTCGGCCCATGCTTCCCGGCACGGGCATTCTCGGAGTCAAGCACGGCGAGTACTGCCAGTGGCACTTCCGCGAACTTCCCGCGACCGGCCCATGCACGAACGGCGGAGGGGGCGGAACGCCCGTCAATGACCCGATCGAAACCCCGCCCGGTGGTGGTATCGGCCCACCCATGAACGGCGGAGTTCTCCGGCCCGTGCGCGGCCTTGTCGCAACGCTGCTGATGAACTCGACCGAGGCAGAGTTGAGCATGCTCAAACGGGCACTGGAGGCCGTGCAATGATCTTCAAGTCTCCGGTTATGGACCTGTCCGAAAAGAAGGCGACGTGGCCCGTACCGATCGGCCGCGACCGGTTCGCCGTGTTCGATGCCCGCATGCCCGAGACGGCTTGGACGTCGGCCGTTGTGGACGTGGTGTATCGGCTCGGGCCTGAGTATGAATGGCGGCAGGTCAGCCCGCGAGTGATCATGTCCGAGGGCAAGCCGTACATCGATTCTCCGGTCGATACGACGTGCTATCCCGAGGTCGGTCTGCAAGTTACTACCCAGTGTGCATCGGCAAAGGCCGTTGAGTTCGTCTGCGTTACGAGTAACCTCGCCTACGATGTGGGCAGATAAAGGGGGCGGATATGGCTATCAAGTGGGCAACTCCCGGCGGCGACGATCTGTCCTCTCTGTCACTGTCAACGGGCGACGTTCTCAACTTTGACCGTGGCAGTTCCACGTTTAGCGCGGGTCTGGACTACTCCGCGAAGGGCTACATCTCATCGGTGTACGCTGGCCGTCGCTTCACCGGCAACGTCGGCACGCCGTCAAGCTACATGAAGATCAGCGTGTCCGGTCAGGTCCAGTGGGACGCCGGGGCCGGTAACTTCTACCTCGACCCGTCTGGCGCGACCGCATCGACGGTTGTTGCCCTGTACAACACCGGCTTCGGCACCATCAACGTCGGCGGCGGCGGGCTGGTAACGACCTGCTACGCACAGTCCGGCAAGATCAATATCGCCGAGGGTACTGACGTTACCAACCTCTACGTTACGGGCGGGGACGTGGTGCTGGAATACGACTCGACCGCCCTGACAGCGTTTGAGCAGTCAGCGGGAAAGTCCGTCATTCGTCGGCCCGGCACCGGTACGCAGACGTGGAAGATCATGGGCGGCGAATGCGAGATTGGCCGGAAGACGAACGACTCTGCGCCGGGGCTGGCCCTGACGTCTACCACGATCGAGATCGGCGACGCGACGGTAAAGCTGGCCGTCGATGGCACCGTGGCGGCGGTCAAGTTCCTGCACCCGAACGCGAAACTTGACTGGTCGCGCGTGCCCGACACGCTCACGATCACGGCCGTATCCGGTGACCCGGTTGCGATTCAGAAGTCCGGCCTCAAGTCCGGTTCTCAGAAGTCGATCTACAACATCACCCTCTCTGCCGCAACGGTTACGCCGTGGGGCAAGTCGGCAGGACTCATCTCTGTGGCGCAGGTCGGTTGGTCGTAACACAACATGGACAGGCTACTCGAACGAGACGGTCGGGTGGTACTCCGTCCAGATGGTCGGCTGGCTCTCGATTGCGATCCCGACTGTTGCGGCCCAACTATCTGCAACAGTTTTTTTCGCATGGTCCCGTGCTACCCGATCGCACCGGATCCGGCCTGCCAGCCCCCGCCCGAGAAGGGCGAGATTTACGTCTGTGCCACGCTGACCTGCACCGGCGGCAGCGAGGCCGGTCCGTGGTCAGGTGTGCCGGGCCGGGGCATCTACTTCGATGGCCTGTGCTGGACCCGCGCCGATCTTGCGTCCGTCCCGCGCGATCAGTTGCCGGTCGGGGCCACGGTCATCGAGGACGGCACGGTCGAGTGCATTACCTGCGGCGTCCCCCGGTGCGGCGCGTTCTACTACGCCACGGCGGTTCCGTGCGACCCGGCCTATTCCGGCCCGCCAGTTCTGTACTGCCCGGCTGGTCTGCCATTCGACTGCTCGGTTCTGAACCCGTCGATCTACATTCCCGGCGCGCCAAACGGATGCTTTGAGTTCAGCCGGTCCGCGCCGACCCAGCCCTACCCGAATGGCACGGTTCCGATCATCTTCCCGCCCGGCACCTACCCGCTGCAAACCTGTTGCACCTGCAATACCGGCTGCGTCCGTACCGCCCGCAACTTTCAGGACCAGTGCGCGGGCCAGTACCAGCTAAGTTGCTGCTGTGGCGACTTGACGAACGCAGTGGTGGTCTACGGCGGGGCGAACCGGTTTGAGTTGTATTCGCTCCCGATTGGATTCCGTCAGACCGTCATAGATGAAACGTGGTCTGGCACCAGCAACGCTATCGGGCTGTTCCGGCGCGTGACGCAGTTCTACAACGAGGACGGCACCCCGAACGGACCGCCACAGGTCTACACCGAGCCGATCCAGACGTTCGCGCCGTCCTGCCCGCTCCAGAACTTCCCCAACTGGGCGTTTTACCAGTGCGTCAACCCGTGCCCGGGCGGGTCCGGATCATTCACGCCGCCGGTGCTGAGCCACACTTGCGACCGGTACGACTTCTCCGTGGCGTGGGATTGCGGGTCCGAGCCGTTCATGAACCCGGGCACGAAGGTTTCGTCGTCGGTCTTTGCCCGGCTGATCGGCATGGTGCCGACGCCGGGGTGCCGGTCAGACAACTGCGGTGGCGGCTTTGCGTTCTCGCAAGGTACGGGCGGGGCCGCGACGGGCGGCATCACCGACCCGGCCGTGGCGGCATGGATGCGGCAGAACTTGGGCGGCTGTCGCGGATGCGGGGACTCGCCCAATCCGGTCTGACTTCTGAGGGATGAACGATGCCGATCCGCAACGCCGCACAAGCCCGAGCCGCAACGCTCCAGAACCGGGGCGGGCAGACGCCGGCCGTATCCGCACTGGTTGACCGCATCCTGTCCAGAATCGACGCACAGACCGGAGAGGCCCCGGCAGGGTCGGGACGGCCCGAACGCCTACGGCACGAACGTAGACGGCTCCAGCCCTATCTGCGTGACCCATTCGCGGTGGGCGAGAACGAGCCGGAACCGGACGAGGACTCTCTGTATTACGCACGGGTGGCCCTTGAAGGGCTTGGGTTCCGGTTCAGCACCAATCAGGGCGTCCAGATCATGGAGTGGGGCCATTGAACTACGAAAGCCCGTATAAGT